TTTGCAAGGTCAAAACCTCAGCAATCAACAGCAAGCTAACATGGCAGAGGCTGCACGTTATGCAGAAGTTAGCAACATTAACCTTAATAACCGTCAGCAAGGTATCTTGCAAGATAATGCTAATGAAATGCAAGTTAATCTTGCTAACATGAATGCCAAGCAACAAGCCTATATTGCTAATGCTCAATTAGAAGCTGCACTACAAGGCAAGAAGATTGACAACCAACAGCAAGTAGCTATTGCTAATGCTGCACGTTTTGCTGATGCTGCTAACCTTACATTTACTGCTGCAGAGCAAGCTAAAATTCATAACTCAGAGCTTATGAAAACTATAGGTCTTGCAGAACTTAATGCAGAGCAAGCAGCTACACTGCAGAATGCTGCTACTATTGCAGCTATGGATATGGCAAACTTGTCTAATGCACAGCAAGCTGCTGTACAAAATGCTCAAGCATTCTTGCAGATGGATATGGCTAATCTTAATAACGAACAGCAGACTGCTATGTTTAAAGCTCAGGCTATTCAGCAAGCCATTCTTTCAGATACTGCTGCAGAGAATGCTGCTAAACAATTTAATGCTTCTTCTGAAAATCAAACTAAACAGTTTATGGCAAGTCTTAAGAATCAAACTAACCAGTTTAATGCTTCTCAAAAGAATGCTATGGCACAGTTTAATGCTGGAGAAAAGAACGCTGCAGCTAAATTCAATGCTCAAATTAAAGAACAACGTAACCAATTCAATGCCTCCAATGCTCTTATCGTAGCACAGGCTAATGCACAGTGGAAACAAAACGTAGCGACACTAAATACAGCTGCTCAAAATGAAGCTAATGCTGCTACCGCTGCAGCTGCAAATGCTTTTACTAACTCTACTATGGATCAAATTTGGCAACGTGAACGTGATCTTATGGACTATGCTTATAAAGCAAGTGAAGCAGATAAAGACAGAGCCTTAGATATTATACTTGCAGATAAGAAGTATGAAGAGTATGCTGAAGCTAGAAGAGATCAAGAAGAGTCTTCAAAGTGGAACGTCTTGACTCGATTACTATTAAGTTAGACAAGGTAAATAACATGTATGAAAAGATACTACTAACAGCAAGAGAGCAAGCTGAACTAAGATTTAAAGAAAAAGGTTTAGATAAACCTAGACAAAGCAGAGTGCTTGGTGACGAAGACTCTAAGCTTTTATCTGGTAGCAGTCTTGTACCCCAAAGAAAACTAAAAGTTCAAGAACCCGAAGAAGATATTATGACAACTACATACAACAGATTGTATGCAGATAATAAAAAACTTATTCAGCAAATACAAGAAATGACTGCAGATAAAACAACTGGCTTGGACATGACTGAAGAAGAAAAAAATATGTCTATGGAAGAGCTTGGAGAAACTACACCTCTTACAGGTGAAATGGCTCTAGATCAAGTTAGCCTTGAAAAAATTGTTAGGGCTGAAGCTAAACTTCGTAACATGGACCCTGATGTAGCAGTTGCTGTTTTTAATGAAGAGGGTCTTAGGTCCAGCACATACCAATCACAGATACAAAGAGGTGGTAAAGGATCTTTAGGTGGTCGAGAAGCTTCCTTTGGCGTAACTCAGTTGTTTACTGGTGGCGGTCTTGGTAATGAGTATGAATCTGAAACAGGAAGAAAACTTGTTTCAGATAATACTGTTAGTGGACTTACAACACAAATACAATTTGCATTAGATAAAGCAGCTGAACAAGGTTGGTCACCTTGGTATGGAAGTAAAGCTGCAGGGGTCAAACCTAGACAAGGATTAAAGAATGCTAAACCTGTATTTAACTGGAAAAATCTGGAGAACAATTAATGTTTAATGCACCTATACCTGGACAATCCTTAACTACAGAACCTAAAAACTATGCTTGGGAAAACCCTCCACAGTTTTCTACTCCAGAAGAATCCTTAATATTTCACCTTGAAAGATTACAAGAGCCTGAAAGAACAAAATCTGTATTAGGTTTAATTGATCTTGGTCTCGATATTAAAACTATGACAGAGGGTATTCTTCGTGGTGCAGTTGCTGATGGTAGACATAGTATAGATGTATCTATGATTATTGCACCTATTATTCATGAATATATTGTAGGTACTGCAGAGGCTGCAGGATTAGAATATGATGAAGGTCTTGAAACAGTTCAGGAGTTTGATAGGGAAGAAACTAATAAAGGTATTAGAGAAAGAGAAGCTCGTAAAATTCTTTCTCAGTTTGAAGAGGAAGGTGAAGTAGACATACCTGAAGAATCTATGGAAGAAGAAACATCTCAAGAACAAATTGTAGAGGAACAACCTAAAGAAATGCCTAAGGGTCTTATGTCACGAGGAGATATGTAATGGGTATGTGGACAGGTATTGCCACTGGACTACAGGCAGTGGAAGAACGAAGAGAGCGTGAAGAGGACCGTGAGTTTAAGCGTAGGGCACAAGAAAGGCTTGACAAAGAGTTTGACGAGGCTCGTCTACTTCGTAGATCTAAATCTGTACTAGACTATTTAGATGGTCGAGGTGCACCTTTAGCTGCTGATTCTGCCTCTATTTCTTTCTTGAAAAATAAACTAGGTAATATTGAAGGTGCTGATGACTATTTAACTAAGCTAATGCATACTCCAGGAGTTGCAAAAACAGTTGCAGATGCAATTAGAACTAGAGAAAATAACTTAGATGTTCAGCTTACTGGTGAGGAAATATTTGAGAATATTCAAATTGTAGCTGAAGGTTACGGGGATGATAGTTTTCTAGGTCCATATAAACAAGGCAGAGAAATTTATAAAATAGCTACAGGTATGAGCGATGATCTTTTAGATGATGAATATTTTGGGGATCTTATGGGTAAGGTCAGTGATTTACCTAGCTCAGTTGTTCCAATTGTCTATGCAGATATAGCTCCAGGATTTACTGCTGAAGTTGATGCTGAACTTCAGGCTGATTTATTTGATGACAAGATATTAGAATACGCAGAGTATTTAAAAACTAATGAAAATGTTGAGGATGAGTATAAAATAAAGATTCAAGCAGCAGTAAAGGCACACACAGAAGGAGGAGACAAAACTACCCTAAGGAATATGTTAGGTGGTTATGTTTCTGAGTTTTTATTAACTGCACCTGGATCAGCTACTCTTTTTCCAGCTCTAGCGCCCAATCTTTCTCCGTATCAAATACCTTCTGAAGCTAAAGAAGCTTTAGTTGCTATGAGAGAAACAAATTCTCCAGATTTAACTCAAGCAAAAATAGAGTTTGATAAAACATATGGCTTTGGTGCTGCAGATTTAATACTAGGAAGATAGTATGACTACTTTAAACGATCTTAGAAGAGCTATGGGTACCTATAAGGATGAAGACGAACAAAAAAGTTTTCAATCTGAGGATTCTATTCTTCCTAGCCCAGATCCATTACCTATTCAAGAGATTGAACCTGGATCTTATTCTCAAGACGACCTCACTGATGATAAATATTTTGGGTCTATCGAAAGGTATATGCAAAAAAGATTTGGTGTAGATGAGTATCGGAACTACAGTAAAGAAGAGGTTGTCAATAAGTTTTTAAATAATATGCGGGGTTTCTCTGGGGGTAACTCTACTAGAGCTATTAATGAAGTAGCCTTTTTAAATAGTCTAGGTGAAGATGAAGAGCAGCTTGCTGCGGTTGGTGAAGCTTATGCCTTGTTTGAAAACATGGCTGGAGTCTTCAGTAAAGAAACTACTAGGGGAGAAAAAGCAGAAGCTATTGGGGATTATGTTAGAAGTACTGTACTAGACCCCATAAACTTAGTAGGTTTTGGTATAGGTAAACTCTTTACTGCTAGTGGTTCTAAGGTGGGTTCTAAGGTTGCGCAGAGGACCGCTTTGCAAGCGTATAAAAAAATGTTGCGTAAAGGTGCTACAAAGAAAGCTGCTGAAAAGGTTAGTAATCGTGTATGGAAGAATACGTTTAATCAAGTTGCCAAAGATAATGCAGTTAAACTTGCAGCTAAAAGAGAAGCTATTGAAAAAGCCCCTGATACTATTCGGGGTCGTCTTACTTCTGGTGTAGCTAAAGAAGTTTCGGCTAATTTAGCCGTAGAAGCAGCTGTTAATATAGGTTCTGCTTACGCTTACGAAAAAGGTTTAGTTAGGACTGATGTTCAAGAGGAAATAAATAAAGTTAATGTTGGACTTGCTGCAGTTGGTACACTAATTATAGGTGGAATACGTTTTGCACCTATTGCACTTAGAAGTAATAAAAATGTTTTAGTAAAGCCTAGTATTGATGTAAAAGAACCTCAGTCTTTAGACTTATCTGAAGCTATTTCTTCTGTACCTTTTACAAGTAGCTTAAAAGAAAAAGCTGCCAGAGGAATAGAGCTTCAAGATTTAGACACAGATTTTTTTATTACTATGTTGTTGGGAGACTCTGACAACGGGGTAAAGGGTCTTGCTGAAATTATGGTAGAGCAAGGCTACAGTTATATAAAACGTAATCCTGAAGACAGTGTGTCTAACTTTGTAGCTGATGTAATCAAGAAGTCAGACCCTCAAGATGCAGCTAAATTTATTGAAGAGTTTAAAAATAACACTGGCATAACTATGGTTGAATTAACAGATAAAGTTTCTGGTAAAACTTCTAAACAAGATATAGATATAAAATCTTTTTCAGATATTTTTGCTAAAAAAATTAGTGATCAAGGTAGATTACTTAATGCAATGTCTCAGGTTCAAAAGAAATTAAATCTTGATGATGATACTATAAAAAATATGACTGCTTCTGATACTGCAGCAGCGTTATTAAGTATTGGAGAGTATAGTCCAGCTAAAAATAAAGAAGTTAAAAGTTGGTTTGGCAAAGCCAATCAAAGCGTAGTTGATGTTCAAAAAAGAATTATACGGTTACTTGTAACATCCCCAAGCACATCTTACCTTAACATGGTAGGCTATGGTTCAGCTGCTGGAATTAATACTGTAACTGATGCTGGCATGGCTTTAACTTATCTTGGGCAGTCAGGTCTTTATAAAGTGTTAGGTAAAAATAAAGAGGCATCAGAGTCTCTTCGTATTTTTAGGCAACTTAAAAATGCTCAAGGACAAAGACTTAAAAATTTATTAGACACTGAGATGACCTATGATGCATATATGTCAATTGCACAAAAAGATCCTAAGGCTTTGGAACAGCTTACTCAAGTTATGGCTGGAGGTGTAGATGTTGAAGATGCTGTAAAGAAGATGGGTGTCGATCCTGAAGCTACAATAATTGGCATGAGAGCTGATCAAGGCATTGAGTTTTTACAGAAAGTTAATTTTGTCGTAGCTCAGGATGTATTTACTAAGTCTCAAGAGTTTGTATATCAATTAGATAAAGGGTTACGTGTAGCATACGACAAAAGTTGGAATGAATTTTTTAATCATGAGGGTGCAGCTAAAGCTATGAACTCTAAACAGTATCAAGATATTGTAGCTAAAGCTGTATTTGAAACACAGAAAGCTACCTTTGCTGTTTCATACAAGGATGCAGGATTTGTACCTAAGATTATAGAAGAAGCTAGGGATGTTGCAGGTATAGGTTTGCTTGTACCCTTTGGTAGATTTTTTAATAACACTTTAGCCTTTACTGCAGATAGTACAGGGCTTACTTTTGCAACAAAATTATTAGGGGCTAAGTCTATAAGCTCAAGAAGCACTAGGGAGCTAGGGGTAAGAGGTGCTGTAGGTTTAACTACAATAGTAACTCTTGCTCAAAATGAAACTCTTAATAGGGAGCTTGGTTTATCGTGGGATGAACGCATAGATCCTGAAACTGGTGGAGTTAGAACTGAAAAATATAACTTTCCACTTTCTCATTTTAAAGCTTTGGGTAGATTTTTTTCTTACGCACTGGATGATATGGAGATGCCGCCAGAAGAGTTAACTCAGATACTTGAGATACTTGGGCCAGGTCAAATTACAAGGCAGCTCAATCAGATTACAGATGGACTGGGTGATCTGACTATGACTGCTATTACAGAGTTTGGAACACCACAAGGTGATAGGGCTTTAAAGGACTTAGTAAAGCCTATACAAACAATAACATCTCAAGCTATGTCAGGATCAACTAGATTTCTTGACCCTATTAACTCTGCTGTAGGACTAGCCAGAGGCTCCGATTTTAAAATGGTTAATAGAAAAATAGGCAGCGAGACTTTAAATAATAGTCTTCGTTACATGGATCAGATAATAGCGGTAGTGTCTGGTAAAGATATTTCAGAAGAGCAATTTACAGGTGCAACAGGTAAGATAAGATCTGATGCATCTAAACAAGTAGGTTATCGTGAGGTTACGATGACAGATACTAAAAAAGTTTTGTCTATGGTTGGTAGACCCACTTATTTGGCTAACCTTAAAACTAAAGACCCTTCTGCTGATAATAGGTACAATCAAATTTTTCATGATATAGTTGAAAACATGTCTTCTGATCTACTAAGAACTCCAGGTTTCCGTGAAGGAGATCCTAAGAAACAAATTAATAAACTTAAGATTAGGCAAAAGCTAGTTAAAGATCTATTTAAAGATGCTAAAGACCTCACAATAACTCTTATGGAAAGAGGAGTAAAAGACTTAGGAGATATGCAATTAGCAAAGTTAATTGAGGTAGGATCTAAATATAAGTGGAGTGATATAGACCGTGCTGTAGAAAAAGTAGCTCAAGGCACAGAGTTTAAAGACCTAACCTTAAAGCAGCTAGATCTTATACAAGGTTACCTTGACTACGAAAAGCAGAGACTAGAGCGTTTCTAGTCCTCATCATCCTCTAACATGAAGTCTGCCCAATCATATGACTCACGTTTTATATCTCCTTTGTGAACATGCCCTGGAGATCTTGATAACAAAGCAGCCATCGCTTGACCAGCTAAGTACCTACGAGAAGTAAGTGCTTTGTTTTTAAGCGGTGGCTTTATCTTTTTCTGCCTGTAACTTTTGGCCTCTTCTTCAAGACTCTTTTTGTTTTTGTTCATTCAACTTAACCCTTTCAAGGTTACGGAAGTAAGCTTTGTTAAAGCCCATCTCCCACTCCCTGCCCTGCTTAGTGTTTAACTTGTGAGGATTACCTAAGTCACCTTCTCTAAAAGCTTTTATACCTTCTTCGTAAGGTTTCATTTGTGTTTTTCCTCCATTGCCTCTAACATTTTGTTTAGATACCATTCTGCTTTCTCCATATCCTGAACAGGATTACCCTTGTACATATATCTGTGTTGATACTTAATCATATTACCGTGGCAGTAACCAATGAACTGATCAAGGGTTAGCACCTGTTTGATGTAATCAATGCACTCTATACCA